CATATCTTCTGCTCGAACACCGGCGGCTGCTTCTGCTGCTTCTTCTGTCATTCCTGCTTCAATTGCTTTCTGATATGCTATTTTTCCTAATTCATCTCTAGTCATACCTAATGCAGCGGCATAAGACTCTTGTTGAATACGGTTCATTTTACCGAATTCGTTAATATCTGCTGCATTTTTAAATAACTCATTTCCTAATCCAGCTAAGTCGTTATTTAAAGCTAACTCTCTAGCTTTGTTTAGGTTTAAATCTTTTCCTATTAATAACTCAGTTTCCATTTCTTTTGAAATAGAATCTTCAAAATCTAAAAGGGAACTTGCTATTTTATCTATCTGCCCTAACTCCATTCCAAGTCTACGGGCTGCAGATGCGGCTTTGGCAAGAGCGGCAGGATTTCCTCCTAAAGAGGCTTTAATACCGTCTGATGCTTTTGCTACATCTTTTAAGACTTGATTTTGATTAACTGCAGATCTATTTGCTTTATTAAAGGCACTTGTCTGATCTACTATACTATCGACTGTTTTATCGATATCGCCGCTAGTAGTCTGGGCCATTATTGCAAGACCTCCTGCTTCGTCAGCAGCAAGTCCCATTGTATTTTTTAATTCAGCTGCTCCTGCTATAACTTGAGGTGAGAATATGTTTTGAGCACTCATACCAGTCTGCTTTGTAAGCTCAGCTATTGTCTGTAGGTAGTCTACCGAAGTAGCATATCTAAAGTTTGCTCCTGCTATTGCATCTGAATTCTGACCTGTTAATCGTTGTACTTCTGTGCTTGCTTTATCTACTTTAAAGAAAGCGTCTACTATCTTAAGTATTATAGATAAAGGATCTAATAATGCCGCTCCAAAACCTTTTGCTAATGGGCCTAAACCTGACATTAATACTGTTAGCTTTCCTCCAGATTGAGCTCCAGATTGAATTGCTGTAGCAGTATCCTTCATCCTATCTTTAGCTTCTTTAACAGCATCGCCGAATCTTCCACCGCTGATTCCTAACTTCCCCATCAACCCTTCCATTCCACCTATAACCGCGCCTCCAACTCCTAAGAGTTTATTAACTTCTTTTTGCTTTTCTTTTACTTCTTCTATCTTTCCTGCAATACTACTAATTGCACTTCCTTGATCTATGTAGTTAGATAAAGCTGCTTTTTGTTCTGCGGTAAGGTTCTCCGCCATGTTAACCATGTCTAGTGCAAGATCTAAGTTACCTCCCATAAGGTTCCCTACTCCGCCTAATTCCTCTATAAACTCTTGAATCTGCTTTACATTATTTTGAGCAGCTTCTGATAAATCCTCTCCGTTAAGTAGCCTTTGCGATTCATCATCAAGTATCTTTTTATTATCTTTTAGTCTTTGAGCTAAGTCGTCTAACTGTTTTACAGATAGATCCCTTATACCCTGTTCTTCCATTTTAAGTTCTTCTGCAATAGAGGTTATTTTTTTCATAGAGCCTCTAATCTTCTGCAATGCCCCTGGCTGGTTTTTAAATTCCGAAGAGATTGCTCTTACTTGATCATAAAGACTTGTTGCAGTATTATCAATTTCACCGAATTGGGATTGTACCCCTCTCAGTTCATTGCGCAAACTTTGCATATTTTGTACAGCATCAGCTGGCGTTAAGGTTAACGGTTGCTGATTCATTCTAGCTCTCAAGGTATTAATCTCTTGTAAGAGTCTTCTTGCTTCTTCTAACTGTGTATTATCGTTTGCGGCCATTTACTGGATGTACTTATATCATATAAATAGGTAAAGCTCGCTTTATGGGCGAGCCTTAGTACTATAAGAAGGTTTTCTTACTGAAGGTCCTCTAGGAGCTGATTTGCTTGGTGCTTTGCTCTTAGACTTATTCATAGCCTCTTGTTCTTTTTCAAAGTATTCACTTAGTTTCTGATAGGTAAAATTACGTAGCCATATAGGCATTGCATATACAGTATCATGATCGTATCCACCTTTTCCGTGAAATACTATTTCGTGTATCTGATTAAAAATCTGTACCCTATATGTTGGCGTCAGGCCAAAGAAAGCTTACTCCAATCGGAATGTCAACCCCTCCTTCTGGTCCATTTTCTGGATAAAATTTCAAATCTACATCTGGTTGGAACTCTGAGATATATTTTCTAAATGCACGGGAATCTCTTGCTAAAAAATGATTATCTACGAAATCTCTAATACTCTTTGTATCGGTAGCTCCGTTAACAGAAAGAATCATGTGCTTTAATCTAGTAGATAAGTCTGGGGAAGACTCTTTTTGTATCTTTTTAAGACCTTTTATCTCTTGTTGAATCTTCTGCTCATCACCGTGAGTGAGTAACTTAAAGGTAATCTTGTTACCTGTAGATGGTAATTCAAAAGCAAATTCATTTACCCTATCTTGAAATAAGCTTTCATCGAAAACTTTATTTTCAATTAAGGATAAGTCTACTATTTCAGTCTGTCCTTGATAGTTAAATTCGTAGTCTTTACCGTACCCTAGTACTCTTGCTGCAATTAAGATAGCATTCTTGTCTCCTACTAAAAGATCATCATAGTTAAACTTGGTTACAATCAAAGACTGTAATAACTTGTCAATTACAACTCCTCTTTCGATAAAGCCTTGGTTAGTAAGAATGTCTTCTTCTTTAGCTGTCATGTACTTCATTTCTACTGTACCTGATGCTAGGGGATGCTCTTCCGGATATAGTAATCCTTTAGAAGGTAGGTCTACAATTTCTGTAGGGAATTTTTGTGTTTGATCCATAAATTTTATTTTAAATAACGTTATTTCATATAAATATATGAAAAATAACTTTTATAAACAACAAAAAACCCGGAAATATTTCTCCGGGCTCTTTTTATATATATTACAGGCAGATTAGTAGTTAAGTACGCAGTAGTCCATCGCTACAGTGATTGTTAATTCAACACCATCGCTAGTTGACCAGTCCAAAGAACCTTGGGCCATGTTTACGATGAATGCTCCTTTAACGATCCACTCTGATACGATATCACCTACTGGTCCTAAAAGATTCAAAGTTAAATCTTTCTTGTAGAAATCTGAATAACCAGCTCTACCGGTTACTGACTCGTAAGATTGACGTGCCCAATCCATTACTGCTTGTGCACCTGATGGGTTAATTGGATCGTATAATGTCATATCCATGTTTTCCCAGTTTCTCTTTCCACGAATCTTTCTATAAGAGTTGATGTGATCTAATTTGATCTCCTCATCTGTGAAAGATGGAGCAGTTACTGCCTTAACCATGAATGATGGTATAGCGTCACTGTATAGGATGAATCTATTCTGTACCTTCGGTTCGAAGGCTCTGAACATAATTTCGTTAGAATCTAATACTGCCATTTTATTATCTGTTTTATATAAATATCAATTATTTTAATTAAGCTACAAATGTTGCTCCTGTTGGTTCAATTGTGAAATCAAGTACTACGAATTCTGCAGTCTTAGCTGGTTGGATAAAGATCTGACCTACTATCTGATTTCTGTCTACGATATCAGCTGTATTGTTAGAATCATCCATTACTACTCTGTAAGCATATAATCCTTGACGTTGAACTACTGATTCTAAGTAAGGGTTAACTATTGCTAAGAATTTGTTTCTTGTAGCGATTGTATTTTGTTCGAATACTAAGTTGTTAGCTTGACCTCCAATGAAGCGTTTCAATTCGATTAATAAACGGCGAACGTTTACTCTATCTAAAGCTGAAGCTTTCTTCTGTAAAGTCTTCTGACCATATACTGCAATACCTTGTCCAGGGAATGTAGCAATTGGGTTAACATTAGAACGATATAGTAAATCACGTTGCTCACGGCTTACTTTACGCTCTGCTTGTATTACGTTAGGAATACCTCCTTTAACTAAACCTGCTGGTGCGAACCATGGTGCCGCTGCACTATCAGTGAAAGCATAAACACCCGGTATAACTGTTGAAGCAGGAACCCATTCGTTCTTACCTGTAGCAGATTGTGTTTGTAACCAAGGCCAGTAAGCTGCTGCATAAGAAGAGTTAACCGTTCCAGCTGCTGCTGTTACGTTTGATACTGTTGCGCCGTATTGCTCTAAGTCAATTACTGCGATTGCATCTCCTCTACCTTCTACTAATGATATGATAGAATCTAATTGTGCTTTATGTGTACCGAAGTCATAAACAAGACCTGGTGCTGTTACTATATTGAATTGGTATTCGTCTCTGTTATTTAAGATTGAAATAGCATCTGCATAATTTGCTGCTACTAAACCTTGTGTATCTGTATTAGTGATATACTTGAAGAACTTAGCTCCTTCTCCTTTTCCTGCAAATGGTGAGCCTGTTGCATTATAGAATGAACCTGACTGAGCTACCGGTAGAGATCCTGAAAGAGAAACTCCGGATAAGGTATTAACTGTTACACCATCGTTAGCTAAGTAGTTTAAAGTTGGACGACTTACCGCCTTTACTCTAATATAGTTAGATTTGTTTACATATTCCCCTGTTGTACTAACAAATACTTCTGAACCTTCTACTGTTTTTGATACAGCTTGGTTACCAATTACTCTTTCGATATAATTTTCTGAATTTGGGTCTAATGATAGATCGTTGAATGTTTCTAAGATAATCTTATTTTTTCTACTATCATCTCCTCTACGTACTAATAATGAGAATGTACCGCTAGTATTATTAACGTTTACGATTTCGTATCTAATGTTATCAGCATTACCTAAAGCAAGAGAACCGTCTGCGTTATGAGCAGCTGTTGTTGAAGCAGATCCAGTTGCATTATTATAGATAGCGCCTTTACCTAATGTTTCCAATTGGAAAGGATTAGTAAATGATGCACCTACAGTTGTTAATGTAGTATTATCTGCTGCTGTGTAAGAGCCGGATACTACTCTAGTAACTAATGCTGTGTTTCCTCCTTGTTCAAAGTAACTCTTTACTGCGATTGATGTTAAATACTCATAGCTATTAGAACCAGATTCTATTGTGGTTCCAAATAATCTTTGGTACTGTCCGTAAGAAGTTACTACTGTAGGTTGCTCTACCGGGCCTTTTACTGTTGGACCAATAAACGCTGCACCTACTGCAGCCGCTTGTGGTTGGATAAACGAAATATCATTTTCTCTCGTTAATACACCTGGTGAAATTAATGTTTCTGCCATGTCTCTATTATTTGTTAGTTGGGTTCTAAAATAAATATCTTAATAAATTCGAAACCCTTTTCAAAAGATTTAATTTAACTACGTATATAAATAGGTGTATTCAGCTGAAACACTCTACTTGTTATTCTCTAAGCCTCTGATATTTCTCCTGTTTCTAGATTTAGAGTAACTTTTTGAAATCCGTATTTAATTTGTAAGTCTGATGCGATGGATTTTTCTGTTTCTTTTAACGAGTTGTAAAAGTTTTCTGCTGATTGTTTACGAGTTTTTAACTCAAATTCAGCTAAAGAAATTGCTGCTAGCTCTTCGTTTAATTTAATTCTTTGAGACTGTATCATCTTAATACTGTCTATCTCTTCTTGTTGTAACTTTTGTTCTTGTGACATTTTAATAACTTTTAGATTTACAGTTTGGTATTTGGAGTGTTAGATCCTGTATAATATCTAATTCTCTTTCTTTTATATAATTAGTCCAGAGTATACTCCCCTCATAGTCTTTCGTATACTTTTTTTGTAAAAATTTATCTAGATTATGAATATCATCGAAATAATCGTTATAAGGTCTTAAAAATAGTTTTTCTATTGCTGAAGGATAAGCAGAGAACATTCGTTCATCTATTGTCTTATATAACACTCTACCGTAAATAAAGTCTTCTCTAGACTTATCTTTCATCAAGGGGTAGGAATGTAAATAACCCTCAGTATAGTACTTTTCAATTGTCTTATTATAAGGTATATAATCTGTATCTAAATCTGGTTTAAATTTAATAATAGTTTCATATTTGTTTAGATCAGGAATTAGATTAACTGCTTTATAAGTAGAATGTAATATTAAATATTTTTTTTCAAAATCAGGACATGTTTCCATGTTTACTGTTATTCTTGTTCTATCTTGGTACCTCAGTAATTTGTTTACCCATCTTAAATTATCTATATCATTCCAAGTATGTACGTATGTATCTACTTCTTCTCCTATATCCTCTACAAATCTTATAAAATTATCTGAAAGGTTATGAAGTAATCCTGATATGATTATAGCTCTAGCCATTTATTCTAGTATTACCGTAATATACAACTTCAATATCGTTTGATTTAAAGCTTCTCCACGGATCTAGTACTATTGAACCTTTAGGGAACTTATAATCGTAATGTTCTCCATAATGTCCTAGTAGGTAAACACCTTCGATAGGGTCTTCTAAGTCGTAGCAAACACTTACACTTAACTGTTCTACGTAGTAGCCGACCAGTATAGAGGATGATCCATCTTCGTAGGGTACTTTAGGTTTGTAAGTCTTCCCAAGTATTACTATAGGTAAGTTACGAACTTTTGCTATAGAAACCAACTTTTCTGCTAAGTTTTTTGCCTGTATCTCTCTTGCTTTCATAATAGAATCAAAAAGATCATAACCTAACTCTAAATGTTCTGCCATATAACGTAATGCTATATTATCTCTAGGATGACATCCACCTCCGTCTCCCATTCCGGCTTTCATATAAGCAGGTCCTAGTATTCGGTATGTTGATCTTTCTAATGCACCTGTTACTACATCTACATTCATATTACCGTTCTTTTCGGCAACATCTTGAATCATATTGACAAGAGCTACTTTTGTTGATATAAATGTATTATAAAATATTTTAATTGCTTCTGCTTCATCCCAAGTCCCTACTTCATACCTTGTCTTAGGGTAGACAAATGTTCCGTAAAATTCTGCTAACTTACTAGCATCTCCTGTCTGTGTTCCATCTTCAGTCCCTACTATTATCATTTCAGGTCTAATCATATCTTGCTTTACAGTTCCCATTGCAATCAAATAGGGATTGTATATAAATCGGTAGTTTTTAACTAACGGTATAAACTCTCTTCTAATAGTACCCGGTAGTACTGTTGAGATTAATACTACTAGTTGGTCTTTTGTTGTATATTCGTTTACTTTTTCTAAGATATCTTTAACAATGCTGTAGTCAAAATCTTTATTAGGTAGGTGAGATGTTGGGTATCTTCCATCATAATCAGGATGGTGCGGTGTAGGTACGGCTATAAAGATTAGATCTTTATTCTTACACAGTTTTCTATACTGTTAACCATTTTAAAACTAACTGTTGCGGCTACGTCTTTATTTATATCGTACCCTTCAACGTTATGCTTTTCTGCCATTACTTCGGCTGCATCTTTTCCTAACTTACCTATTCCAATAAAACCTACTTCCATTTTATTATTTTGCTCTATAGTCTGATAATAATGGGTTTCCTGTAAATAGTGAATGATTTTTAGCAACGGTAATATGTGCTAACCTACCTTGACATGCCATAACTCCTAGTGTGTCAATAGTTACCCAATTTTGTCCGTCAAACATCTTGTGCACTTCGGCTTGAACTTTTACTAATTTTTTGTTAGCAATACCTTCTACTTCCGGTGCTTCATCTGTAAAGTATCCTAAAAATACATCTCCTTCTAACTCCTCTTTTACGTAAATTATAGAATCCAATGTTAATACTTGAGGGAGGTAGTTTATTTTTATACCCTGGTAGTCTTTTTCGTAATCTACATCCGGATCAACTTCTACAGAAACTATCTCAGATATTTCAAATATACCTTCTTCTGTATTGTATGTAATGATAGATTCTCCTGGTTGTAATTCTTCTAATGTTTTTCGAACAGATCCTAGATCTACTGATGCATTATAAGATAGTGTGTATTTAGTTGCCATTTCTTAAATATTTTTATATAAATAGGTTAAATTAGTTTAATAGGTTTATTAGCTGTTCTCTTTTCAGAAAAAGTAGTTAAGTGTTCTAAAATTTGATTAGCAAAGTGTTCATTACTTAAAGGTCCTGGATGTTTCCCATCTCTAGCAAAACCGGCTTTAATTCCTTTATGATTTTCTAAAAACTCATAATAAGGAAGTATTTGCTTTTTAGTTAAATAATTTGTTTTTAAATAACTATACAAAGGGAAATCCCATGTACTAAAGTATGTTTCTATATTTTTAGATTGTGCGATTGCATCAATATGCGAAATAGAACGTACTGCATTATATATCTGAGTTTCTTCTGTAGCGTACATATAGTATTGCTCCCACTTAAGTTGTAAAAGATGTGGGCTTACATTTGGTATAAGATTATGGTAGTTTGTTCCTAATTTATTAGTATGTTCTGGGTATTCATCTCTCCAATGAGTTGGTAATAAAAAAATCGCAATATCAATTGAGTATACATCTGTAAGGTACTTAAATAACTTCAAACACTTAGCTATACTCCCACCCGGGTACCCTAGATTAATCAACTGTATAGGTTTATCTGTTTTGAGCATCTTTTTTACTTGTGCATGCCAAGTTTGTTCTTCATCAATACCTACTCCGAATGTAAAACTACATCCGAATACTGCTATCTTTAAATGGTCTGAATGAGGTGTGTTTATACTCCAATCTCCTCTACATGCATAATCGTTTATGTAGTACCTTACATCTTCAAATTTTAACTGTGTTTTTTTATCCTCAATTGCTTTTATCGTCTGTGTTTGTTCTGAATAAGAAGTAAACTGTGTGTATCTATTTAATGCACCGTCAGCCCATGGATCTAAAGTCAAAATAGTATTATACTCTTGTCTCATGACTTCGCGGAAATACTTTACTGTATCTATGTTCCAAATTATATCTTTCATTAAAAGTAGGGCTTAAATTCTGGGTTAAGTTTTAAAAAGTCTTGATTGCGTACTTTATCTAAATCTTTTGTTACTGTTATGAATCGTTGGAAAAACTCAGGATTACCTTCTTTCTTATTCATAATATCCAATAAGGATTCCCATCCAGAGAATGGTATACCGTATTTAGCTTCCATACTCCTACCGTACTTAGTTATCTTTTCGGTTGCTAATTCTTTTAACTCTTTTGGTAGAGTCTCTAAAGCGTAATACATTGGAAAGAATACCGGGTTGATATGGAACCTACTTGTAAAGTAGTGACTAGGAGCAAAAGGATACTGTTCGTGAGGTTTTTTATGAATAGGAATTAATCCCATATCAAAAAACTCTTTATGCATTTGATCTATTCGGAATATATTTAAAAGACTTATTGTAGGATGTAACCAGAAGTCAATACCTGCTTCATTTATCTTTAATAAATTTTCTCTAGTCTTTGCCCATTTACCGTTATGTCTAACTAATTCAAAAAGGTCTCCTGTACCGTCTATCGATAGGCTTAAGTGTACGTGTTTAAATTTCTTCCAAACATCAATTATGTTTCTTCCTTTATTCTCAAGCATTGTTGCGTTAGTAGAATACTTCAACTTAACGTCATACAAATTTCTCTCTTCAAGCATTTCAATAAGCTTCCAATGTTCTGGCATAATTAAAGGTTCTCCCCCTGCGAAATGAATTTCTTTTGCGGTATGAATAGTTTCTTCAATATTTTTCCAAAAGTTATCAGCATCATCTAGATTTATTAAACCTAAGTGTTCAGACTTGTCCCCAAATACTTGAATGAAGTCTTTAGTCCATGCAGTACTGAATAAAGGTGAACAGGTTCTACATGCTAGGTTACAGTAATTACTAAATCTAAAATCCCAGTAAAGTAATCTTAACTCATCTATACTCCCATCTTCCTTTGTATTTTCTACTAAGTCTTCAACTTCGTCAAACCAATGATCATTCATTCCGATTCGCATACTACCCATTCCGGACTTCTCTTTACTTACACATCGGGAACAAGATGAAGGAAGTGGCTTACCTTCTAACATTCCTTTTCTCATTGACTTAGCTTTATTGCTATTCATAATTTCGAATAAGGAGTTGTCATTTACGTTTCCTAGAGTAGATTGATTATCTATAGGGGTCATACAACATGGATATGTTCTACCGTCATTTACTACGTGCAGGTGCATCCATAATGCAGAGCAGAAATGTTCTGATTTCTTATAATCTTTAACTGAATTGCTCATTAAGGGTTTGTTTTAATGTAAATACTTCTGCTCTACTAGCTTGTATCATATGCGTATAATTATGCTCAAGTATGTCAGACATTTCTCGTGTCATCTGTAATAGTTCACCGTGGGTCTTGTTAGCCAGGTCTTTCATAATCTCTATAATCTTTTCTAACCTTTTTGTAAAAGAGATTTCTTGATCATAAGACTCATCCCAAAATTCTCCAAATGTCCTAAAACCTAACTTCTGTAGCTCTTTTAAAGTACCGGGGTTACCGAATACTATAAAAGGTTGTAGACAGTATATAGGTTTAAAAATTTTTTCTGATAAAAAAATAGTATCTTCTTCAAATAAAGTTTCTGTGAATACGTTTACAAAAGTATTTAAGTGAAGTGTTTCGTTTAAATTAAATGCTAAATTGTATTCTAGATTAGAATCCACAAAATAATCTTCTTCATTATTATAGTTACTAAGGAACTCCATTCCTGCTTTTTTATCATGCTTATAGTTATCTGCTACAAAAGCATCGTATAAAGTCATCCAAGGGTTATTATATGTTCTAGCCCAATGGTCTTTATCTAAGTCTTGATTAGGATCTAAACTACGTTTACCCATACTTAATACTGATGTATCTCGTAGTTGGGGGTTCTTTGCTATCTCGGTAAAGAGTACAATCCTATGGGTTCTAGGTCTTCTATTTAAAGAAAGAAATCTTTTAGGTTTTGGGTACGCTCCTATATACCTTCTTTTATCTTCAAATCCAATCCGAAAGAATTGATCATTACCTTCGTCTAAAAAGTCTTCCTTTATAAACCACGGGTTAAGTAAAAAGTAATTACAGGTTTTTACTGTAAAGAGGGCATTTTCTGGTTCTTCGTAATTCCATTTTAGGTTATTGGAAAGTACCAGTATATCTTCTTTTTTAAAATTATACTTTAATGCAAATTGGTTAATAGCACCAACTTCACTATAATCTCTCTTCTTAAAATCTCCTTCAAATAAATGACTTAATAATATTGCTCCTTGTTTTTGTTGTACTGCTTTAACAAGTTTATCGCTAAGTTTATAGTACTTCTCATCACTTAGTTTATGAAAAGTAGTTTTATCTCTCAATAAAATTGAGTACATAAACTTCTCAGGACCGTTTATAAGGTTATCTACAGTGTCGTGTCCGAAATGATGTTCTTGGTAATCTAAATGTTTCTTAAAAAGAAAACCGTATACATTATACTTAGATAGTTCATTATAAGTTCTAGGTAAATCTTCTGCCCCTACCATTCCATTTGGAAGAGGGTAAGGGTTTGTATAGTCTTCTAAATCTACATACTTGTCGAATGCAAACTTCATATTAGCTTATGTTTTATACCTGGTCCTTTTGGATCAGATTCTTTCTTTAGTAAATCAATCAAGTCAATCATATCATCTTGCTGTTGATTATCTGGTTCTATATACTCTTGTGATCCTGGGTTATGCCATTGTGGGTTTAGTATCCAACCTTCTTCTTTAGCTTTCTTCAAAACATCATGTACGTATCTATTCGATTTAGCATCATCTCCGTCTATTACTTCTTTAAGAACATCTAACTTAGTTTCTGGTATAGTATCCCACCATTTTTTAATTTCCGGGAATGCTTTAATTATATCTTTATTTCTTCTAACATCGTACTGTAAGTAGAAAGATTTAAAATCTCTTTCTCTACTTTCTAGTGATGAGGTAAAAGCATGCCCTGTATCTACTTGTTTAATGTATTCAATTAGTCTTAATATACCGTCTCTTTCCATATCTAGTAATCCATTAAAACCACCTTTCCAGTTTGCTTCTAACCATTTTTCAATATGAGCAGCTCTCTCCATTCTTACGTAAACAGGGAGTGTTACTATAGATTGAAAAGAAGGAAAACGTAATATGTTAAAAGACGTGATAGCCGCATGAGCTCCATGCTTTGCTTTTAGCTTTATCATCTCATCCATAAACTCTGTAATTGAGAATAAACATAATCCGTTTATAGTCATCATTACGTTTACAGACTTTACGTTTGCTTCTTTGTTAACTCGGTACATATTTTTTAACCAAGTTTCCCATTCAAGACCATACCTAATATATTCAGCTTGTAGTCCTGTTGCTTCACAAGAAGTATATAAACTAAAATCCTTAAAGCTATGAGTAGATTCTATAAGAGCATCTAATAATTCTTTCTTCTGCCCTAAGTTTGAATTTACTGCAAAAGGAACTTCACACTGTGGGTTACGTTTCCACCAATCCATTAGCTTCCAAAAGTCTGGTGACATCGTAGGTTCACCGCCTGTTACTCTTAACTCTCTCAATGAGTATTGTAACTCTGCTTCCCACCATTTCCAAAAAGCTTCTACGTAAGGATTTCCTTCGTTCTTTCTACCATAAGGCATTGCATGTCTTCCGTCATGTTGAAAGGCTCCGGCTCCATCAGATACTAAATTCTGATATGGGCCAAACTTT